TTGCGCGTCAGTCAGATTCTTCATCACTGATCCCATGCTGAGGTCCATATTACCCAGCATCTTGATATACTCAAGTCCGGCGTCCTCACCCGGCCCGCCAAAAATATCCGCAATAGCAGTACCCACCTTCGCGCTCTGAGCTGGAAATTCAGCCAGCTTCAGCGAAACCTGCTTCATCGCATCGAAAATACTGATGTTTCCAGATGCCAAATCACGCTGCATCTGGTCTGAATTAATGCCTATACCTCGCAGCGCATCAGTAGTAGAGGTAGTCATCTCTCTCAATCTTAGTCCAGCCTCTTTGATTACATCGGCACCCTTATCTGAGAAGATGCCTACATTAGCAGATGAAGACATGACGGCAATCATATTTTCTGCATCCAAACCAGCCGCCTTGAAATGGGGAGAATATTCCTTCACCTGATCCAGAAAGTCTTCATTAGTATTGGCACCTGCGACAAATCCCTGCTTGATCAACTCAAGCGAATTATTCATATCAGTACCAAACTGCTTAGCAAGTACATTTCCGGCCGCAACAACACCATTTACGTCCTGGTCAAATACATTAGATATTGCCTGAGCTGCGCCAGTAGCTTTGTTCAATCCAGCGCCAGTGAGATTTGTAAATGACTGAATATTAGACTTGAGTTCAGAAATTTTATTTCCATACTCATACACTGCCTTAGCGCCCTCGGCAACCATCGCAACGGAGAACAAAGCACCAGCGGCTACCGCTGCTTTTTTCAAAGTGCCCTGTAGCCCCTGCGTTTTGCCGTCGACATCCTTAGTGTCGCCGGTGAATTTCAGTATATATTCAAATGCTTTTCCCACGTTTGCTATACATCTCCAAATTTCTCAACCACTTTTCGAAATCGCTCTTCAGTTGATTTTTGCTTTTTCAGCTCCTCTTGCTCCCACGGAAACTCAATCAGGTCTGTGATCCTTATCTCCTTTTTTTCGGGCGGACACATGGCCCTGAACACCTGCCATCGAGCCACTTCCCACTGCACCCGATACTGCTCTTCACGACGGCCGACCTCCTGCTCATTATGCCGCTTCAGCGCGGATTGAAACTCTTCAGGCGTGAGATCAAGAAAGTCGTTACGCGAGAGCCTCAGGTCGATGAGCGCAATTGAGAGACACTCATCAAGCGTCAGAACTCTCTGTACTACTCCCCCGGCTCGACAACATCAGAAGGCAACTTTTCGGACTCATCATCTTGATTAATCTGCGCCATTTTTTCAATCAGATCCGGATCAACGAGGTCGAGGAACTCCTCGTACTCGTGCTCAAATTCAACGTTTTCACGCTTACTTGCGCACTTAATCATGATGTACGCAACATGAGTCATCGCCTCAACACTTCCAGCGACACTTTTTTGAACGTAGTCTGTTTTTTCGATCTCTATTGCTGCGCGCATTGTTCGGTACATAGGATACTCTACCCCACCTACCACTACCAGCACTCTCTTTGCCATGCTTATACTGCTACAGTTTCGGTCGTTACGTCGCCGTCGCAGGCGATCTCGGCAGAGTAGGTGCTACTACCATCGGCAGGAGCTTCGCGCTTAACCGAGGTGAGATATCCTGACCCCTTATCATACTTATCTCCGGCGGCCTCGAGAACCTCGATAAAGCCGGTATCACCGGTAGGGCGACCCGATAACTTGAACTTAACTAGCGTCATAGCGCGCTGTAATCCTCTCAGCGTGTGATAATCACTACCATCATAGGTAGCAAGTCCTGATATGGATATCACCGAAACCCCATGCTTTCCGGGGCGTACATTTGTAAATTTTCCGGAAGTCTTACTTGCGATCTCGCGGGTAGATGTTGAGTGACTGATTGAGTGAGAAGTAGCATGGGCGAATGGTGCCCATACCGGAGCCACATCGGTACCTGTATTCTGGTACAAAACGATATCTCCTCCGTGTGTTGTTCCTGTATTAACTGGCATAATTGTAGTATTGTGCTTGCATGAGGGCCCCTAGGCTTGCGCTGTCGGGGCCCTCTTCAAGCGGATGGTTTTTCTTATTTTTTTGCCTCCGCGGCCTGTTTTTTGAATAGCGGGATTATCGTTCCGCCCGCCTTAGCCTTATTGGGAAAGACCCAATTCAGGAGCTTAGTGAGCCAGGAGAGAATACTGTCATCCTTAGAGGTTGGCGTAAGTCGCGCGATAACCTCGAAAAACGCAAGGAGCCCGGCGACTAATACAAACCAGTTCGCCTTCAAAAAGGCCAGAAATCCCCCAGTTTCGGTTACGGTACCGGTATCAGTACCTGTATCATCTGTCTGCGCGATCGTGGTGGCCACAACGGCAACAACAGGAACAGCAGCCAGCATCAGGCCGGCATCGGGTACACATACGGTGACCGGATTGTAGGACGGTGCCGCGTAGGTAACAGGTGATTGCAGCGCAACAGCCAGGAGAACCACCATCGAGAACACAAAAAATTTGAAGTTTTTCATCTTAAAAAAATATTGGTTAATACTCAGTGAGTCAGTTTTTTCAGGGTTTGTAGATGTTTTTCTTCGGGATTGAATTGACACGGAGAAAGCGAGCAACATCGAAGCTCGGACAGGCTTTGCCTTGGTTCAGATCGTGATGACCGGCGACCTTAATGTCAGGATGTTGAGCAATGGTCCGTTGCACATATCCAAAAAGTGCCACATTTTGCAAATAAGTGCGGGTATCTCCACCCTTGCCGCCAACATAGACGATATGCCTGGCAGTGGAATTGAAACCGGCGGCTCCATTGGTGATCTCCCACAAATCGACCTCATCATCAGTATCGTAAGGCACCAGATTCTCAACAGTGCCATCGAGGTGGATCATGTCACTGTATCCCACCTGCGACCATCCGCGACCTTTAGGAGCCGGATCGGTATGCCAGTGCCGGATATCATCAGAGGACACCTCGCGCCCGGCGGGAGTATCTGTGCAGTGAATGACGAGCAGTGTAAGTTTTTTTGCCATCGCTTTTTTTGATTTGCTCAACTCAGGGCCCCGCCCGAGAGCGGGACCCATTGTCGAACCTTAACCTCAATCTATCCTTGTACCTCTACGAGTGCGGCAGTTCCAATGCCGTCAGCGCGGCATATTTCAGCTCCGAACCGTACAGACGCATTAATGAGCGTACCCATGTATGCAGCCTGATCGGCGTTGATGTACGTTTTTGGCATAGCCTCGGCATGGCAAACCATGCCAGAATGCCAGAAAAGGTTTGCAGGGCGATCAGTACCGGCGGTATCAATCGCGCGAACCTTAGCGCCGGCAGCGGTGTACCAGGCACCGATATGACCTTTGCCATAGGCCGATCGCACCATGATGTTGATTCCGAGAATTTTACCCAGAATTCCCAACTCCAGCTTACTGGCTACTCCTGTCTTGTCGTAATCCACAAACTCGGGGATCGCGAGCAGATCAGTATAGCAGTCAGGAGTTACCAGGGCGAACAGTTCGCCAGGGACCTCAAGGGCGTTAGTTTTCATCAAGATGGCCTTAACCTTCAAAATGTTGGCTTTTGTGACAGCCAGGCGATTGCCGGTGAATCCGGTAACATTTGTGGCGCGAGCTGCACCGGTTGACAGCACGATGTTCGTTGATCCGGTAGCCGGAAGCCACTGGTATGCAGCATAATTACCAGCCTTTTGCGAAATCGTTGCGGCCTGTTGTTTCTGCTTAGCCAACCGCTTATCGTAGTTGGTGGTAACTTCATTTTCGTCGGTAATCAATTGCGGCTTACAATAGATCAGCTTCATCGTTCCGGTGACCTTCGTATCCTCACTGGTGACGATCTCGAGCGGTAACGTTGCGGGCTTACCTTCCTGAGCGTCATCGAGGTTGGAAAGGTTAGGAATCTCAAAAGAATCAGCATCAGCGGCGATGCCGGTTTCAGACAGCGAATTTTTATAAAAATCGCTCTTTGGGAACAGCTGCTCCTGGAGCTGCTGTGAATACCTTACATTTATCTGTTCTGCCATTTCAGGTGATTGTTAGTCTAATTGTACCTCTGCGCCCATCTGCTTGAAGGTCGTACCATCGTATACCAGGCTAATCACCTTGGTTTTGCCGGCGACGCCGGTGGATACAGGAGCGGTACAACCGGTCCCGAAGGTCAGCGTTTCAACAGCTGCCGTCTTACACTTCACAACTACCATTGCCCCGGTAGTAATCTCAGCTCCGATCGTCAGGTTCAGCGTACGGTTGCCCGTTGCCTGCGTGCTCACGCCGTCGACGATCGTCAACGCGTTTACAATTGTTACAGCCTGTGCTCCCGTTGCGGTGAGCAAGGCTGTGGTTGCTGCCCCAAAGGGCCATTTCACGACTTCTGCCATGTCTTATTTTCCTTTCAGTTTTGTTACTATTTTGGATCTTCTCCCCAGAATGCTTTAAAGCATTTTTTAAACTCCTCAGGCTTCTCCTGCCTCCAGGCAGCGATGGCCTGAGTGCCTTTTTTTTCGACCTCAGCATAGCGATCTTTGTCAGACTTCGCGGCCGGGTTGTTAGCTCCAAGCGTAGCCTGAATCTGACCAAGTACCTGAGACAGTCTTACCTGCTCACCCTTGGCACCCACGCCGGGTTGATCACCAGCCTCCTTAACATCGACCGGAAAGAGATCGCAGAAAAGCTGCATATCCTTGTCTGCGAGCTTGCGCATTGAAGGCTCATTAGCCTCCGTGATAGTTCCGAGCTGTTTCCCGACAGCGATCAGCTTGTCGACCAGGATCACGGTGTTTGGATTTGGCGATGCCGGGATTTTTTCGATAGCTGCGATCACCTGCTCTTCAGTAGCATTTTCAGGCAGCTTAAGATGTGCAATGACTTTTTTCATATTTGTATCTTGTGTATTGGTGTGCTCCTGCATGAGTGCAGCGACCAGCCGCTTAGGCTCGAGGGCTGCTAATTCGACCTTACGTCCTGTCGTGATAATCTTGTCAATCAGCTTCGCTTTCAAGGCCGATTCAGCGTCAAACCAGGTATCCCCGTTCATCATCTCGCGTACCACCTTTTCTTCAATACCACGCTTTGTGAGTAATTGCACCAGGGAGGCAGTCAGATTACCCAGCGCGATCTTTTCCTTTGCGGAAAGGGTCGTAATACGCTCGTCATTCTCATCAAGGTAGTAGGGCGAGTGGATCATGAGCTGTGCAAAGTCGTTCATCCGGACCTCATCAGCCCCGGCAACTGTAATTGCTGCCATCGAGGCAGCAATACCATCGACCTGTACAACAATGCGAGCTGCACTTGACATCATGATAGCCAGGATACCCAGCCCGTCAGATACCGATCCGCCCTCGGAATTGACCCGAATGATGATCTCATTGTAATTCTTAGCCAGGTAAGCGAGTTCCTGCGCAAAATAGGAGCCGTTGATCTCCTCTCCGATGACGCCATATAGCATCATCTCGATTGTCTTATACTCCAGGCTCACTATTTTCGAGAATCTCAGATCCATGTTTTCATAATTTTCTGGTTTTACTTGTTTTTCTCAGAATTGCGATTCAAATTTGCAGAGTCAAAACGTTGCAACCAATTAATTTTGAAACACTTGCAACATTTGTTGCGACCCTTACGAGACTCCTTTTTTCTATAGCATGAATCCGCGACCTTCGGGGAAAAATCGCGCATGATCCAGAAAAAAGAAGCTGCCGGAATCCTCTATCGCGAGGGTTGGAAAAACACCGAGATCGCCTCGATGCTCAAGATGTCCGAAAAGACGATCTCAGCCTGGAAAACTGAGGGCGACTGGGACCGGAAGCGGGTACATTTCGAGATGAACCAGCAGACGGCGGCTGACAAGGTGTGGGTATTGATACAATACCAACTAGACCGCCTTACCCGGCTCACGGAGCTATACACCAAACAAGAAGAGGAGCATCCGGAGGATATTAAACTGATTTCCAAAGGCGATATCGACGCCCTACAAAAGCTCTTCACTACGATCCGGAAAAAAGATACCGAATGGAGCGACCTGGTGCGCATCCTGCGCGACTACGTTGCCTGGCTACGGCTCGAAAATCCAGAGCTGGCGAAAGGCAACATCGACCCGATTGAGCGATACCTGAACGAACAACGCAGGAACTCATGAGCCGCAAGGAACTAACCACACAGGAGCGCCGGGAGTGGCAGGAGTGGCTGATCGAGAAAAAAGCGATCATCAACGCGAAGCCGATCGAGAATGAAACCCCGGAGGCTCAGCAGCGCCGGATAAAATATTTACTGAAAGACCCGGTTAAATTCGGACACTATTACTTTCCACACCTGGTGACCAGTGAATTTGGGTATTTCCAGAAGCGAGACATGTTATATTGCCTCAATCATCCGGACTGCATGATGGGTGCAGAGTGGCCGAGGGAGCACGCTAAATCTATCATCTGGGACGTGATCATGCCACTGATGCTGAAAGCCAGGGGCGAATTGACCGGCATGATGATAGGCAGCGCGAATGAAGACAAGGCAAATATCCTCCTGAGCGATATCCAGGCCGAATTGATGCTCAATGAGCGTTTTACGCGCGATTTCGGTGAGCAACGAACTATAGGACAATGGAAAGACGGGTATTTCGTCACCTCTGACGGAGTAGGATTCTGGGCATTCGGCCGGGGTCAATCACCTCGCGGCACCCGTAAGGGAGCCAACCGCCCTAATTACGGCGTTATCGACGATATCGACGATGCTGGAATTGTGAAGAGCCTGGAGCGCGTATTACTCGCCGTTGATTGGGTTCTGGGTGACTTTTTTGGGGCCATGCAAAACAAGGGATCACGGCTCATTATCGCCGGGAACCGCATTCATAAGTACAGTATCCTTGCACACTTGATGGGCGACGTCAACCCGGACGATCCAATCCGAAACGATCTGTATCACAGCAAGATTTTCGCTCTCGAAAACCCCAAAACGCACGCCAAAGACCTCAGCGAGGACGGTGTACCGGCGTGGAAAGAGAACTACACCAGAGAGCAGATCCTGGCGAAAATGAACAAACAGGGCAACCGTATCGGCCTGCGTGAATTTTTTCACGAACATGTAATTATCGGTCGGGTATTCAAAGAAGCAGACCTGCCGTGGGTTAAGGTACTGGACCTATCACAGTACGACGAACTGATTACCTATTGCGACCCATCTTACAAGGACACCAAGTTTTCAGACGGAAAAGGCATTGCTCTCATCGGCCGGAAAGGGCGTTATTATGACATTATTAAGGCCTTTAACAGGCAGTGCAAAACCGGGAAAATGGTTGCCGGACACTACAATATTGCAGACCTGATACCTGAAAATCTGGCCTGCCGGCACTGGATGGAATCGAACTTCATGCAGGACCTCATGCTGGAAGAATACTATCAGGAGGGCGATCGGAGAGGATACTACCTGCGCATCAGAGGTGACGATCGAAAAAAACCGGAAAAAACCTCGAGAATCGAGAACCTATCACCGCTTACCGATCAGCGATACATACGGTTCAACCAGGACGAAAAACACGATCCGGACATGCAGCTGACCAGAGACCAGTTTTTGGGCTTCCCGGACCTGGAACATGATGAGGGTCCGGACATGGTAGAGGGCGGAATCTGGAAGCTCACCAAGTCCCTGAAGCATGGGAAAAGCGAAGGAAAAACTATCGCAAGCGGTGGATATACAAGCAACTCAAGCAGGAGAATGTAATATGAGATATTTAACAGAAAACGATTTCAAGGGCGCGATCAGCGCCGGAACACTTACCCTACTGAGGGGCACAGCAGACGCCAACCTGGCGGCCGCCGAAACGAATGCGATCAGCGAGCTCGATCCGCTCAGCATCCGGTACGATATCGACGCTGAGCTGGCGAAAACCAGCACCGACCGGAATACCGTCATGATCAGGATAATGATCAGCCTGACCGTGTACTGGCTGTATAATACGGTGATGGATGTAGAGATACCCGAGCGCGTGAGTGACAATTACAAGGCTGCGATCCGGGACATCGAGCTGTTCGCCGCCGGCAAAAAGGCGACCTCCCTGACCGCAAAAACAGACTCCACTACCGGGGAGACCGTCACCCGGTTTGAGTACGGGTTCGATGCGAAGCGATCCAACAACCCCTTTAACTGACATCTCAAAAACCTTTTAAATACATTTTAAGCGTCGATATTATGAGTAATAATAGATATAGTGGGGCAATCCCCCGGTTTTTCAGTGGCATGTCAAAAAACAGCCCTAAAACAGCGATTGCGAAATCAGACTCACCGGCCTCGAAAAAGCGCCGAATGAGTGGCGAAATCAACAACAGATTAGACGATCGAGTTAAGATGGAGATGGGCACCCTGCGCAATGCGGTAGAGAGCGCAAAAAACCCCTACAACCCTAACCGGTACGATTTGTACCTACTCTACGACAATGCGATAACCGACAGCGAGGTACGTAGCCAGGCACGCACGGCGATTAACAAGATGGTAGCTGAGCAGTTCATCATCTCAATCAACGGCGTAGAGCGGCCAGATTTGACCGACTACTTTCACCGTCCGTGGTTTGAGTCCCTGCTGAAGCACGTATTTTACAGCGAGTTATACGGGTACACGCTGGGCGAATTCGGACTACTTGACCCAGCTGGAGAGTTCCGTACCTGCGACGCATTCCCACGCGCCCATGTGCGACCGGACAGAAAAGAAATACTCATCGACCCGTTTCTACAAAACGGCATCCCAATCGGCGACGTTATGCGCCCACTCGGATTGATCGAGATCGGTGACCCGAAAGACCTCGGCACACTCGAGACCATCACCCGCGAGGTGATCTGGAAGAATTTTTCCCGCTCGGACTGGGCGACATACTCGGAAAAATTTGGCAATCCACTGGTGACGATGCTAACGGACGCGGAAGGTGACGACCTCACCAAACGCGTGAATATGCTACGAAATTTTGCATCGTCCGGCTGGGCAGTCGGCGACAAGGACTCCGACGAGATCACTATCACCGAACCGGCGAGCCGGAACGGGGCACACGAACTCTTCGCAACCAACATCGACCTGGGTGACAAAAACATCGGTAAACTCATTAACGGACAGACCGGGACGGCGAACAACGAAGCCTGGTCAGGCACCGCTGAGGTACACGAGGGGATCATGAGCGACTACCACGAGAGCCGCTTAAGAGTAACCACCAACCTGGTCAATTACGAGCTGATCCCGTTTCTGACCTATTGGGGATACCCCCTACAGGGAGCTACATTCCGGTTTCCAGCTCTTGATCAGTCGAGCGACATCGGTACCTCTGAAGGGACACCGGGATTACCGGCGCAAAGCCGTGCACGTAAGATCGTGGGGCAACGCAGGATTGTAGCGGCAGACCGTATCGACAAGATGCTCGACGCCTATCTACAGCGCATCTACGACGGTCAGTCCGGAATTGATCCGGACATCTGGAAATATAACTTCGACAGCCTGATTCAGGCTATTACGGCATCAGGATTGACGTTCAACCAGAAGCATAAACTCTACGATCTTGCTGAGGAACTCAAAACCAATGCCGGAGTGTTCGCAGCGTTCAAAAATCATCGCGAGCAGGAAGACCTTGTAAACCTGTTGACCACCAATGACGGCACTCTGCGCAGCTTCAGCGAATTCAAAAAAATCGCCAAGCCGGTCACTCAGGACTATAACATTAACTGGCTACAGACCGAGTATGACAATGCTGTAGCATCAGCGCAGATGGCCAAAAAATGGGCAGGATTTGAAGAAAATAAGGCGCATTTTCCGAATCTTGAGTACCGGGCAGTAATGGATAGCCAGACGCGTAAGGACCACGCCAGGCTCGACGGTCTGATCATGCCTATCAACGACCCGCGATGGAACCGGATATACCCACCAAACGGGCATAATTGCAGATGTTCAGTGAGCCAGACCAGCAGGCCGGCAAAAGAGATTGAGGGGATCAGCGATTTTCAGCCTGAGGCCGGGTTCGACCACAACGTTGGCAAGGATAAGAAGTTATTCGCCGACTCAAACGCCTATCAGAGCATATACAAGGGCGATGAACAGAAGCGAATCGAAACCGAGGCTAAAACCCTGATGAAAAATGCCTGAACAGGAATTCGACCGCGTACTGAAAAACATCGGCAGGCACATTAAGGATGGCCTGAAAGAGCTTCCGGGAGCCGTGAAGGTGATCGGTATCGAGTTCATCCACGACAATTTTGCAAAACAGGGTTTCGAGACCGCTCCGGGGGTTTATCAAGCCTGGAAAAAGCGAAAAGAAACGGATAAAAAAGGCAAAAAAAACCGGCGAAAAGGTCGCAGCGTGCTGGTCGATCACGGATTTTTGCGGCGATCGTGGGCCGGAGATACGAAAACCAGCGCCAGTCAGGTGAATTTCCAGTCGCATTTACCTTATGCTGAGGTACACAACGACGGCGGTAAAGCTGGCCGGGGTAGTGGATTCCAGATGCCTGAAAGGAAGATGATCGGCGATAGCAAAGCCCTTGAAAAACGCGTAATTGACGAGGCAAACAGAATGATAGAATCGAAACTTAACGCAAGATAACATGCTCAACACTCCCTATCTGGCCATCAAGGCCCAGCTGATTGCAACCTGCCTGACTGCGGAATCAGTACAGTGGTTCAACATGCAGTATGACGGCATATTAGCCTCGAAAAACGCCCTCCTGATCGAGTTTCCGGACCCGATCCTGTTCCCGTTGACGGCACAAGACCTCAAAAAGGGCACATTTATAGTCAGGATACACGTAATCAGACAAGTAGCAAGCAACACAGATGGAACAATCTGTGATTCCATCGTTGCGGAGCATGATCTACTCTGTGATGCAGTGCAAGCAGGCCTCAACCGGTTCGTGCCGGGAAGCCTCAAGGCCTTGCAGCCCTTTGCCTGGACACCCTGGCAGAAAAAGGTAGGCATGATGATCACGTTTGTCGACTTCACGACATCACTATCTCTAAAATAGCAAAACCCCGGCGGTGACCGGGGTTACAACTATAATATCAGCTATATTATAGCGTATAGCGACACGTTAATCGAAAATTGACAACTGACCCGGAATCCAACGAGCCAGCCTCGTTTTATGCACACCAATAGGTATCGTGCACTTTTTTTCTACTACAACATCACCGACCCATTCTCCACATACACTCTCCTGGAGGCGAGTAACATAACAATCATCGGTCTCTCCGATGATTTTAAATTGGTTTTCCGCCTGAATCCAACCTTCAGACAGGCTGTACTCATTCGTATCAATACGGAATAGCCCGAATTTTGGCGTATTGTATTTCTTAAAGCCCTTCATTTCCTGCGGTTTTAAATCTTTTACAGACCACCGAAAAACCCCAGCATTGCCAGGGTTTTCGATGGTGATCCGGAGGGGTTATTACTTCCAGATGTGGCCACACTTGTAACAGACAGACTCCCGCCGGCCAAAAAGTAACGCCAGGAGACCAATCGGGAAAAAGAAACAAGCGATAATTTGCCAGGCTCTAAAGCCGCCCTTTTGAGCGACACTGCTGCATTTCGGACATGATGTAATTGCCATAATTATGGGGAGTAGTGAGAATTAAGTCGAGTGAAAGATACAATTTTTCGGTATTCGGACAGAAATAGATATTCAGCGACGCCAGGCTCATTGCCAACACGAGACCCATTCACAATCATCTGCCACTCCACATCGAGCTGACGACGATCGGCGGCCTTGACCTGCGGATACATTGGCCATGCAAAACCAAACCTCTCCGCTATTGCCATCATAAGGCCATTTTCCAGAGCCTTATAATCCGGAAGGTGAGCCTTAATCGGGCTCGGAATATCCTTTAAATAGGCCTCGCTGGCGTCATGCAGGAGCGCCTGCAATTGCATCTCAAGCGGAACACGGTATGCCACCTCAACACTGTGCTGAGCGACGGAATACATCCGTCGGATGTGTCCACCCCAGCGGCATTCTAGCGACAGCGCATGAGCAATATCCTCAATACAGATCATTTCAGGAGTGGGAGAGAATACGTTCATACACAACCCGGAGTAGGTTATGAAGCAATCGGTTGAAACTTGTTTAATATCCATTATTCTGGCTTTATTAGGGTGATGTTTTCGCAGTTTTTTTTGAGGTGGGAAATGAATGCTCCGATCGAGGGCCAGAATGCAGTATAATACTCGTATTTTTTATCCATATCCAACGTTTTGTACAATTTAGCCCCAAGCGTACGCCTGCTATCCTTGCGCCTCTGAGCCGACCAAAGACATTTTTCTACGCGACGGAAAAACTTCTGACGTTCCGGGCAATCCCCACTAGCCCACACTCCCTTCAGGTAGCCGTTAACGTAGAATGAAACCTTAATACTGTTCTTCACCCTAGTCTCCAGAATATCTAGCAGATATCCGTCACAATCGAGTTTTACGGACGAAAACTGACGGACATTAGCCTTAACGTATGCCCAATCCTCTTTTGTCATCATGATTTTTTGCGTTTTTGTGTCTGTTTTTCAAGGTTCATGAGCGGCCCGTATCGCCGGATAAACCGGTCAGGTGCCCGCCTGAATAATCTATGCGTTTTGTATTCCACTGTTTTCACAAAAGTGAAGCCCACTGTAGGTATCTGCACCACACGGGTCAGCTTTTTCAGCGTCGGCGGATCAAATATTTTCAGTTCCGGAGCCAGGAGCAGGCCCGAGGCGATCTTAATAGTCCGGATTTCGATTTTCGTGATCCGGGTATAGGCATCAAGATACTCCTGGCGTGTAAATTGCCCGCTTAAAGTAGCAGGCCATAACACCACAATAACCCCATATAAAGCCATTTTTCGCATCAGAATAGGGTTGGTTGTGGGCGTGATAATGCTCTGAGCGCCTCGATCTCCTTAATCTGCTTTTTAGCAGGGATTTCGAGGTAGGAATAGAATGTGCGCATCGAGATATAGTACACATCCTTAATTTTGTTGCGATACACCCAAACATCTGAATATCCCTTCCCATACCGGCCGTATTCCTGCCAGATATTCTGGATAGCGATGACTTTTTGTAGATGATTGAGTCTATTGTATGCCATTGTGATTCAATTCAATATAATCCCACCCAGAAACCGGATGGTTTTTTTCGAGGGATACCGCTTATTATTCTCAGCGATGCCCCTAAACTGCTTGATCAGCTCATCGAGCTCAGATACAGAGTACTCATTCAGGGATTTGCGATGAATCGACCGCGAAGCCATAAAGGCGTTAAATTTGTCCCAGCCGTCAACCTCCTTGAGTCCGTTTTCAGTCGCCAATTTCAGCACGATAGAGCGCTTGCGGCGCATCTCAGAGTCAATCGACACCTGGGCCGCAACGGGAGCGCTATACTGGTTCTCGAACTTCCAGATAATGTCGCGTATTTCGTCCTCAGTCAGGTCCTTCGTGCTCGAGGTACGCCCCTGAGTCCAGACATATACTAGATCATGACGCTGATTATCGTCTATCCCGGCTTTCCCTAGCACGGTCATGAGTTTTTTGTGTAATTCGCTCATTCTCAGTATGATTCTGTGCGTCTTTCCATCAAGTCAATACAATCGCTAATCAGGGAGCCATATTGGCCATGCAAAAACCTAGTTTTTACCTTCTTAATCCCCGAAATAACGGCACTATGAGACAAGCCCACCAGGTCGCCAATATGGGTAAGCGTCAGCCCGGCAAACTCACGCAGCAACACTGCCTGCGTGTATCTCCGAACAACACGATAGAGCTCCGGACGAACCTCATCGGGATCATCCTGATAAAGCAAATCCACAACTGTGAAGCACAGCTGCACGATAGGCTCTTCGCTCTCTATCATCACCTTACGACACTGGCGACCCTGGGCTATGCCTGGATTCTTACGTCCCATCAGCTCAATTCCGAAAAATGAAGTACATACTTCTTATCAGGAATGAAACCCTTGAGACACTCACCGGTTGGATCGGTGAGAACCAATTGGGTTTTGGGGTCAATGTCACGGGTTTTTGCGCCCGTCTCCGAGTCCACGAACTCAGGTACCAGAACAACCTTTTTTGTCCCGGTTTTTTCGTCCTTATCAGACGACTTGCATGAAAATCTTGCTATTTCAGCCATATAGTTAATAATTAGTGGTTTGTGTTAGATTTTCTGATACTTTTCCTACGGCCATTTCGGTCGTAAGCATAGCGAGGCAGCGAAATAATTAATCTCCTCCAGCCGGAGACCAAACCACGCTGATATACAATATTTCCATGAGCCTCCTTGAAAGCATCAGCCATTGTCGCCACTACCATGACATCCATACCCTGATGTGATAGCTCCCTGGCGTAATCCTCATTAGAGAGGCCGATTACCATTACTTTCTGTTTTTCGGTTGTTTCGCTCATGGTTATTTCCGGACGAACCGGACCTCCGTTTC